CGCTGCCAAGTGAAGATTGGTAGCAAGGTCGAATGGCAAGTGATCGACACATGTCCGGCCATGATCGGTGCGATTATGTTGCCTGATGGCAAGCTTGGTGCGGTGCATATGACCTATCTCGACGCCAGCCAGCCGAAGGGTAAGCGATTGCTCGATGATCCAAACACTGGCCAGCCATTGCCCTCCAAGATAGTGCGCGGTTCGCAAAAGGGTGGAGCGATCTGGCTATATACGCCCAAAAGCCCCAAACGATTGGTAATGGGTGAGGGCATAGAAACTACACTGACCGCATTACAAGAAGCGTATCAGCCCAACACCGCCTACTGGTGCGGGGTGAATTTGGGCAATATGGCTGGTCCCACGGGCATGGATGAAACGGGCACGCGTCGCCACGATATTCCAGATTTGGACGCACTAGCCTTTGTGCCGCCTGAGTGGTGCAAGGAATTTATCATATTACGGGATGCGGACAGCGACAGCGCCGCGACGGAAAAAAAGCTACTGCGGTGCGGCAGGCGCGCCATGGCGCTGCGACCCGGCTTGGTGGCCAGAATTGCCGATGCAGCGCCGGGCAAGGACTTTAATGACATGTTGGTGGGAGATGATGATGGGCAATGAGATCCGCGACGCAATTGAGGGCGCAATTGAGATTGAGCCAATCCCGCAACCTGACATGAAAGCAAAGCCCGAAGATCGGCGCGCTGATCTGTTGGAGGCCGATCCAATATTGGAGATCACGGCCAAAGAGCCGGAGACAGACATTGGAAACGGTCGACGTTTTCTCGCCCGATACCGTGACACTGTTTTGCATGTGCCTAACGTTGGCTTCCACATTTATGACAGCAAACGCTGGAAGTGGGATGAACACAAATCGCAGATCCGGCGCTTGTGCCACGACACAGCAGAGCGCATCGCCAATGAGCGTTTTCTGATCGAACACTTGGCGTTTGAAAAGCGCACACTGCAAGAAGAGGAAGACACCAAAGAAGAGTTTGCTCGGCTGGATTCTATGAAGTCCGATGATCGATCCGAAGAGGACAAGAAACGTCTATCCGAGTTGCGGATATTGCGATCTGAAGCTGATCAGGTGCGCAAGGCGTTGGTGTCGCGCAGATCCTCGCGCCAAAAGCATGCGAAATCATCAGCCGGTTCTTCGAAAATCGACAATATGCTGCAAGAGGCGCAACCGTACATCACACGTGAATTGGCCAAGATGGATGAAAACCCATTGCTGGTGAATTGCGCGAACGGAACACTTGAGTTCAAAGAGCATCTGGCGGGCGACAAAAAGGTGTGGGACGTCAAATTGGGCGACCACGACCAGGAGCAGTTTCTGACCAAAATGGTGCCTGTAAACTATGATCCCGACGCCACTGCGCCGCTATTTGACGCTTTTCTTGAAGAGATGCAGCCATCTGACGAGATCCGGCGCTTCATACAGCGCTATATGGGTTATTGCATCACCGGGCTGACGCATGAGCAGGTGTTTGCATTCTTCCACGGTGGTGGCCGCAATGGCAAATCAACCTTGGTTGATATCGTTTGCCGGATACTTGATGACTATTCAACAACGGTGCCGATTGAGACCCTCGCAGGCGACCAGAAACGCAAGGGCAGTGACGCCACTCCGGACCTCGTGCGCTTACCCGGTTCGCGTTTAGTCCGTGCCTCCGAGCCGGAAAGCAACATGAAATTCAAAGAGGCTATGATCAAATCATTGACCTCAGATGAGCCGATATTGATCCGCCAACTCAACAAAGAATTCAACGAGATATATCCCGACTTCAAGTTGATCATTTCGGGCAACCACAAGCCGCAAATCCACAATGATGACAACGGCATTTGGCGGCGTGTCTTGTTGGTGCCGTGGGCGGTGCAGCTGCCCAAGGAGCGTGTTGACAAGATGTTAGGGCGCAAGCTTTGGGATGAGCGCGAAGGGATATTCAATTGGTTGGTGCAGGGCGCTCTTAGCTACTTTGAAGAGGGCCTAAATCCGCCTGATGAGGTGCTCAATGCCACCAAAGAATATCGGGAAGACAGTAACCCAATTGGTGCGTTTTTGGACAATTGCTGCGACTTCACTGGCGATGAAAACGACATGATGGCGCCGGGCGAGATCTATGCCGCCTATGATCGCATTAAGGATGAACAGGGGTGGTCTCCCTTCCATCAACCAACATTCCAGCGGCGATTGCCTGATCAAGCTGAAAGCCGTGGTGCGTCGAAACAAAAGAAATCCGGGCTGATGAAATATGTCGGCATCCGGTTGAAGCCCGAATTTATCCAAAGAGAGCGCGAAGATGGCGAGCTGGATCCAGACTTCGATCCCAAATAGCGCCCAAAATCAGGACGCAAGGGAGGCAACACGGAGCCTAGCTTTCCTTACCGTCCTTCGTTTTCTCTTTTCTATTCAACGATTTACATGCGACAGGGAGGCAAGGGAGGGTAATCGTTACCCGCGTACATGTGAGTGACCTTTTGGGGTGTGGGGGAAACACAGATTCATATGCGTCACACGACTTTTATACTCCCTATCCTCCCTATATTCCTAATGAAAGAAAGAAAAGTGAATGAAAACAAAGAGATAAAGCGCAGCAACTTTTGAAAATATGGGCGTTCTAGCCTCCTTCTACATTCCTACCCTCCTGACGGTGAAAATATGGCCAAAAAGATAATTGATATTGAAAACTTGGTGCAGTGGGCGCTGATCGACCAGCAAGTGGCGAGGGCAAGGGCTGGAAGTGATATTCGCATGCTGGGGTATTCGTCTGGCCAAGGGGCAATCGGCCAAGTACAGGAATATGGTCAGATGATCCAAGATGGTGTGGTTGAGGGATTGATCGCCAAAAACTGCCACATGGATGCGTTTAGCACCTATGATGCGATCATGGCATCAGAACAACCAGCCCCGGCTTTGGTGCTTGCCCATGGGCTCAAGGGGACGCGGCCTGATTGGTATGAAGAGGGCGCGGGAAAGAAGGTGGCCCGCATTGGACGCGGTGGGCATCCGGCTACCATCAAGCTATCAGATGGCTCCAAACACATCATTTATGATTGGGATGGCACGCCGCCGCACGAAATGAAGCGGGCTAGGGCACAATATGAGGCATGGTGGGATGCATTGGACGCTCTGGCGCAATTTCTTGAAAATAATTTGGAGGACCATATCCCGCACTCACCAAGGGTTTCGCGCCAGCCTTGGGCATGCGCAGTGAAAAAAGTGGGTTGAGGGGTGTTGACGAGTCACCAAAGTTTGAAGTTCTAATTGCATAACAAAAAAGGTTCAAAGACGCGCTGCCCAGCAATTGCTCGGCGGCGCGTTTGCGTTAAAGGCGGAGCGGATCGATGAACTGCGCACTGGTAATGCGGTGCAATACTGGCTCTGGAAAACTGCAAATTTGCAGAAGGTTGGATGGCGAGTGATGGCAGTACCAATTGTCCGGCGCTCCAATTCCGGTGCGGGTCTAAGTGTCGCTCACAACATAGACGAGGTAAAAGGGAGCCTCACTGCACTGGAAAGCCGCAAGCTCCCATTTGTCATCCGAGATGCGTTGAACGATACGATCTTTTCAGCGCGCAGGGCAGAAACGAACAAGATCAGGCGCTCGTTTGATCGTCCCAAGAAATACACTTGGAATTCACCGCGCGTGATCAAAGCCAAGGTGGGCGAGCATACTGCAGCCCTATACATCGAGGACTTTTCGCCTAAAGGAAATGCGCCCGCCAAATATCTGCGGGTACAGATCGAAGGTGGAAAACGACGAGCCAAAGCATTTGAAGTGAGGCTGCGGCGCATTGGCGTAATGCGACCCAATGAGTTTGCAATCCCAGCCTACGGTTATCGGCGGGATCGATATGGCGGCATTACTGGCGCAACCATTGTTCGGATATTATCGCAGCTAGAACGTCATGCCGGACTGCAATCGACTTTATCGGAGACCAACAACTCGCGCCGCCGCAACGTGAAGCAAGGGAAAGCAAGGTTTTTTGTCCCGCGCGGCAACAAAGCAGATCGCGGCATCAACGCATTGCCTCGCGGTATCTACCAGCGGCTTGGTAAGAAGATCAAAGCGGTCTTCATCTTTGTCGAGGGTGCGCCTGACTATCGTAAGCGATATGCGTTCGGCAAAGCTGCCACCAAAGCTGCAAACCGTGAGTTTCCAAAGCGGTTCGCATATCACTTAGATCGAGTGCGGCCATAAAAGGTTGGGTCCTTCCAGCCAAAACAGTTCCGGCCCGTGGGTAGTTCGGGCCCCTGTTCTTTTACGCGTGACATTTTTTTTAGGGGTTGGTGATGACGTTGATGTTGTTGTCGTCCCGCCAAGAGGCATATCGTGGACTTCAAGGAATTCGATCTCGATGACATCGTGAAGCGCTACCCGCTCGATGCCGGGATGGTCGATGAGGTCATCAGCAAAAAGCAAGTGGCTGCTGGTTTTTCGGTTTCGACGAACACGATCGACAAGTGGCTTGAGGCTGGCCTGCCGTTTTTGGAAAAGGGCAGCAACGGTCAGACTTATGAATTTCAGCTCTCGCATTGTTGGGCTTGGTTTCATGCGCGAAACGATGCTGAGAAGAATGCGAGCGAGGCACAATCGAATGCGGTTCGAGCTTTGCAGTTGGCGCTTACCGGTGGCGCATCTGGTTCGGGCATTGATGCATTAACGCCAAAAGAAAAACGTGAAGTCTTTGAAACACAGATGGCGTGGGAGGCTTTTCAGCGAGAGCGAGGCGAGCTTATCGATCGAGCCAACGTGGTTTCGTTGCTTGACCAAATGTTCGTGTTGATCCGCGACACGGTAACGACCTTGCCGGATAGGCTAGAGCGCGATTGTCAAATCGAAGGTGAGACGATCGAGAAAGCGTTCGTTGTTTGCGACGAATTGCTGGTGGAAACGCAAAAACAGATATCGGACTTTTTCGAAAAGAACGACAAACCCAAAACCAAGGAACGGCGAGATTTACTAGATGCGTGATCTGAACAAGTTCTTGCCGCCGATGCCTCCACCACCATACGCATCTGCAAGTGGAATTGTTCAAGAGACGATACCGAGCTTGGCACCGCATTCGCGAATTGATGTGCCAACTTGGGCCGAGCAGGATCGCAAAATCAAGTCGCCAGCTTATACGGGTGATTGGGACAACAATACGGTTCCGCAGTTGGTCGAGCCGATGAGCATGACAACGTCTCGACGTTTTGAGGCGGTTGTTTTTGTAGGTCCGGCGCGTTCGGTGAAATCCGAAGCGTTGATCCTTAACCCGATCGGTCAGCGTATCGTTTGCATGCCGCGCGACATGTTGGTGGTCTGCTCAAGCCAGAAAATGGCCAAGCTGTTTTCGACAAGTAAGCTGGACAAGATGGTGAGCGGATCGCCTGCCGTTGAAGAGCGCAAGGCAAAGGGGCGAGGCTCGGACAATATTTACGAAAAGAAATTCAAGGGCGGCATGAATTTGCAGATCGCATGGCCGGTGGCTGATTTCTTTTCAATGATCGATTGGCCAGACGTATTGCTGACCGATTACGATCGCATGCCAGACGATATCGACGAAGAGGGAAGCCCATTTGATCTTGGACTGAAGAGGATACAATCATTCTTTTCAACTGGAATGGCGATCGCTGAAGGATCACCTTCACGGCCACAACTTGATCCAGACTGGAAACCGTCATCGCCGCATGAAGCGCCACCAACAACAGGGCTGCTTTCGCTTTTTAATTCTGGGAGCCGTGGAAAGCTCTATTGGCCATGCGATGATTGTGGTGAGTATTTTGAACCTTTGTTCTCCCAGTTGAAATGGGATGACAAGGGCGATCCGGGCAAAAGCGCTGAAACAGCCTATATGGTGTGCAGCCATTGTGGTGGCGTGATAGAGGCCGATCGCAAAGCGGAACTTAACCGCCGATCAAAGTGGTTACATGAAAGTTCAACCGGCGAGCTGGTCGGCATTGATGATCAGGATATTCGGGGCGACGGTATCGTTAGCTATTGGCACGAAGGGCCAGCAGCGGCGTTGCAATCTTGGAAGCAATTGGTTTCACGTCAGTTGCAAGCCGAGGCGCACTTCGAGAAAACAGGAGACGAAACCAAGCTCAAGACGACGGCAAACATTGACCAAGGGAGATGCTATCTCCAAAAAGCGATGCTCGCTGAAAATGTGCTTTCCACTGAGTTGCTCAAAAAATTGGCCAGCAATTACCCGCTTGGAATTGCTCCGACTGGTACACGGTTTATCACCATCCAAGTTGATGTTCAGCCCAACAAGTTCGTTGTGAGTTGGGAGGCTTGGTGCGCCGATCTTGAACGCTATTTGATCGATCGGATTGATATCGTGAAGCCGCCAAAGGATGCACCGGGCGCGGCTGACAAACGGGCAATTGACCCGCCACGATATATTGAGGATTGGCTCGCGCTTCAACCGTTGCTTGATAAGCCAATTGAGGTTGCCGGATCAGAGTATGAACTTCTGCCGCGCGCGATGATTGTTGATAGTGGTGGCGCTCCTGGGACGACCGCAAACGCCTATAAGTTTTTGCGGGTTATGCGGACCAAGGGATATGGGCACCGCTTCTTTATCGCCAAGGGTTTGGGCGGCTTCGATCGTGATCGGGCGCAGTATCGCGCACCGGAAAAAATCCTTGGGGCCAAACGCAAGCAAACAACAGACCTCCGAATTGTTTTTGTAGGTACAGACAAGCTCAAAGATGAGGTGACAATGGCAATGACCCGCGAAGAGGACGGACCGGGCAAATACCATTTGTCCTCAAATCTTGAGGATCGGGTTTTCTCTGAAATCTGCGCAGAACAGCGCACCGAAAAAGGCTGGGCGAAAGTGATAAAATCACAGCCCAACGAGCAATTGGATTTGTCGGTCTATGGAAAAGCACTCGTGATTATTTTGAAAGCAGAACTGATCGATTGGACCGCGCCGCCAGTTTGGGCAGCGCCGATTGAGATGAACAGTTATGCGGCACCGTTGGGTAAAGCAAAAGCATTGCTCGACGACGATAAATCTAAACCAACGCAACGGCGTCGAGTGCGCCACATGAAGGGTAGATAATGGCTGGCATCACTCTTTCGCAAGCACAAGAGCAGCTCGAAGTTTGGCTGGCGGCGAGTAAAGCCGTTGCTGGCTCACAAAGCTACACGATCCAGACCGAAAACGGGTCTCGAACACTTACGCGGGCCAATGCTGCTTGGATCCAAACGCAAATTGATTACTGGGACCTCAAAGTCAAAAAAATCAGCGTCCCAGCGAACAAACGCCGCCGCACTGTTCGGATCGTAGGATAGTTATCACATGAATAATCAATCATTGCGCTATCGCCTTGCAAAGTCGGTGGCCCAAATCGCGTACCGTTTTTCGGGGGCGCAAAAAAGCACTACTTCAGCAGTTGGTGGTTACAATGGCATTCCGTCGCGAAGCGATCGATTGCGGGCTTGGGATGCGGGTAGTGGGAGTGCTGCCTCAGAGACCCTGCGCGATTTGCCAGACCTGCGGTCAAGTTCAAGCGATCTGATCCGCAACACACCATTGGCGTCTGGCGCATTACTGACCAATGTTTCTGGTGTGATTGGCACCGGCCTGCAATACCGTCCTGCTTTGCCGCGCAAGTTGCTTGGCTTGTCGCGTGAAGAAGCACAGGAAAAAAGCGCTCAAATCAGGCGCGAATTTGCTTTGGCCTGTAAGACCATGAGCTGGGGCGGGAACTTACCTTGGTATGATCAGCAAGAGTTGATCTTGCGCAGTGCACTTGAGAAGGGCGACGTGGGTATTGCCCGTCGCTATGACAAGCGCCCCGGTGAAGTCTATGGACTAAAGTTGGTCCTGATCGAGGCCGAGCGAATTTCTAATCCACAAGGCAAGTCGGACAGCGAACGAATTAAGGGCGGCGTCCAATTCAGCAGTTCGGGTGTGGTGGAAGGATACCACTTCACCAAATACCATCCCGGCGATGTGGAAAGCGTAAAAGATCGTAAGTGGGAATATGTGCCTGCAATTGGCAAGAATGGCTTGCCGCTTATGTTGCTTCCGATCGCGCATTTACGCCCCGGACAACCTCGCGGTGTCCCATATCTCGCGCCGATCATTGAGCTGGTCAAACAGCTCAGCGATTACACGAGTTCTGAAGTCAATGCGGCTGTCAAAGCAGCAGCACTTTTCGCTTTCATTGAACGCGAAGCGAACGCTGAAGAAACTGGTGGTGCGAACCCGTTTGAGGCTGGGTCGTCAAATATCACCAAGGGTGACGACGAAATTGAACTCAAAGACGGGCTGATCGTTGATCTTGGGCCGGGCGAAAGCGTCAACATACCTCAGAACGGACGTCCAAACTCCGAGTTTGAACCTTTTGTAACGGCGGTCCTTCGTCAGATTGGTGTAGCGCTTGAAATTCCATTCGAGCTGTTGGTTAAGCACTTCACCAGTTCCTATTCCGCAAGTCGTGCTGCTCTTGAGATGGCATGGCAGGCGTTCCGAAAGCGCCGTGGCTGGCTCGCTCGCCATGCGCTCGATCCCATTTTTGAGTGGTTCATGGTCGAGGCGGTTTCTTCTGGTCGCATCGAAGCGCCGGGCTTCTTTGATGATCCTGTTATTCGAGAGGCATGGCTGACCGGTGAATGGATCGGGCCACCTCGCATGTCGATCGATCCGCTCAAAGAAGCGAGGGCCGATGAGGTCGATATCAAGACCGGCGCGAAAACACGACAGCAAGCAATGCTTGAAAGAACGGGCGGCGAGTTTGACGAGAAACACGACCAACTCGCGCACGAAAATGATCGCCGTGTTGCTGATGGCCTAACACCTTCAGTCGATGCCGAGCCGGAGCAATCTGATCCGGACGATGAAGAAGAAGAGGACGAAGAATGATTTTCTCAGGCCCCAGCTTGATCAATACTAGTCAAGTCAGTCTCGTTGCTATGGCGACAATGCTGCAGCAACGCAATCCAGTCTTGTTTAGCCAACTCGCCTCAAAGCAGTTTGGGATCGACTTGGCTGCGATGGAAGCGCCTGAGATGGGTGCGTCTGTAGACGCCTTGGCCAAGAATTCGATGGCACATCGCAAGGGTTCGGTTGCGATCGTTCGCGTTTATGGCCCGCTCGGACATCGCTCGAACGGCTACACATATTCTTATGAAGAGTTTGAACGTGACCTTGACCTAGCGGCATCCGATGAGTTCGACGCGGTTGTACTTGAAATCGACAGCCCGGGCGGGGTCTGCACAAACCTTGATGAAGCGGCGAAACGGGTCCAGCAGCTCAACGAGCTAAAACCGGTTCATGCATTGATCAATGGTGTTGGTTGTTCGGCGGCCTATTGGATCGCGAGTGCTGCAGAAAAAGTATTTGCAACACGCACCTCGATGGTTGGGTCTGTCGGTTCGGTGATCAGCTACACCGACATGGATGGCATTTTTGCAAAACTTGGCGCGACCAAAATCGAAGTTACAGCTTCCCAATCTCCAAACAAGCGGCTCGATCCACAGAGCGATGAAGGTCAAGCCGAGCTGCAAGCCATCGTCGACGACGCTGGTCAGATGTTCATTGACGCACTCGCGGATTTCAAAGGCGTTTCTGCTGAGCACATTCTCGAGAATTTTGGCCAAGGTCTGGTGTTCTCAGCGCCGGACGCATTGGAGCGCGGCATGATCGACGGGATCATGTCGATGGAACAAGTTTTGGCGGGGTTTGCGGCCCGACCAGATAACAACAACCAAGGTGGACGATCCGCAACGGCCACCACTTCACAGGAGCATACAGACATGCCCAACGAACAGGCGGGGGGCAACAAGCCAACCTCGACAGTTGCGGAACGGGTTACAGCCCTAAACGCATCTGACCCTGAATTGGTAGCTGCAATTGCATCGCAAGCCACTGAAGGTCAGCAAGCGCTGATCGATGCGGCTGCTAAGCAAGAGCGTGACCGTATTGCTGGGATTGGCGCTTTGGCGCAACCCGGTTGCGAAAAACTGATCCAAGAGATGCAAGCGGATGGCAAAACAACGCCTGAGCAAGCAGCGCTTCGGATCATGAACTCTGACGACTTCAAAAAGGGGCAATCGCTTGTCGCTCTTAAGTCTGACGATGAACTGGCGAGTGGGGCAACTCCTGCACCAAACGCTGCAACTGAAACAAACGGCACTGTTGCCCAAACTCCTGAAGGTTGGACAGCAGAGTGGGAAGCTAGCGACGCGCTTCGAGGCGAGTTTGTCAAAGCTGAACACTATGTGGCGTTTAAGAAACGTGAGGCTAAAGGCTAATGTCACTTTCTGAAAACACAAAACGAGTAATGCTACTCAGCGACAAAAGCTTTTTGCCGGTCGCTGCCGCTGCTTTGATTTATCAAGGGGCAGCAGTTGGCGAGAACGACGCGGGTTATGCGCGCCCATTAGCTGCTGGTGATGCTTTTTGCGGCTTCTCAGAAGCTGAGGCGGACAACACCAATGGTGCTGCAGGCGATAAGGACGTCTATCTCTATGAACGCGGTCGCGTTGAATTAGAGGTTGTTGGTGCGGCCATCACTTCAAATGACCATCCAGCGGTTTACGCCTCTGACGATGGTACTTTCACACTCACTGCGGGTGGCAATACTTTGATCGGCTATGTCAGTCGTCATATCGATGGGACTACTTGTCTTGTCAATTTTGACGTGGCGTTGGTCAAAGCGGCTCTGCAAGTTTAAGGACTAAATCAACATGTCAGCATCTCAAATTAAGTTGCTAACGACCTCGTCCGTCATGGCGATGATGTACGCCGCGATCGATGACGGTGAAGTTAGCTGGATTGACTCTTTGGTCATGAAAGTGAACTCGACCGAGGCGAACGAGGACTATGCATGGTTGGGCGCAACCCCAGCGATGAGCAAGTTCGCAAATGGTCGTTCCAAACAAGAAATTTCAGAAAACTCGTTCAGCATTACGAACGAAGATTTTGACAATTCAATTGGCTTCAAATCGAAAGACATGCGTCGCGACAAAAGCGGACAAATCGAAATTCGAATTGGTGACCTTGTAAAACGCGCAATTGCCCTACCGGCAAGTTTGCTTTCAACGCTGATTGTGAATGGTGCCTCTGAGCTTTGCTATGATGGGGCGTACTTCTTCGATACTGCTCACCCTGGCAAAGACGGTGATCAGTCTAACAAGCTCACTTCAACGGCTGCTACACCAGCCGCGCCAACAGCCGAAGAATTTAGCAATGCTGTCATTGCTGCAATTCAAGCAATGCTAGGCTTTAAGGACGAAGCGGGCGAGCCGACAAACCAATCGGCGACAAACTTCGTTGTGCAAGCGCCAATCAACATGATGGGCGTGGCGTTGACGGCCGTGTCTGCGATGTTGGGTGAAGGTGGCAAGAGCGCATCTCTTCCAGCTCTAAATGGTCAGTTCAAAGTCTTCGTGCAGCCTAATGCGCGGTTGAGCTGGACAACCAAGTTCGCCTTGTTCCGTACGGATCATCAAGTGAAGCCATTCATTCTCCAAGAAGAGGTTCCGATTACTCCATTTGGTTTGGGTGAAGGTACCGACTATGAGAAGCTCAACAAAGAGCATCTTTATGGGGTCGATTGGTCCGGTAACGTTGGCTATGGCCAATGGTCTGGCGCAGTGCAGGTGACTTTCGAGTAAAGCCACAAGCTCTTAACTGAAACTGAGAACAAGCCCGCCAAGTGAGCGGGCTTTTCTCTTTGGAGATTTTCAAAATGAAAGTTCTGAAATTTAAGGTCGCAGGTCGCGTGTCTGTTGGCATGGTCATTGGATTGACTGCTACGCAGGCCGATGACCGTGGTCACAAACTCACAAAAGTGAAACGCCGTGCTGTGGGCAAGGATGACGAGCGGCGTGAGTTTTTCAAAGTCGCTGAGACGCTCAACTTCAAAAAGGGCGAAGTGGTCGGTTTTGTTGATGATGAGAAACTCGACCGTCAGCTTGAGAAAGCGCTCGGCATGGTTTCCGAAGTTGTCGCTATTGAAGCGCCAGTCGCCAAGGTTGCCAGCCAAGATGAGGGTGGAGTGTCAGACGACGACGAAGAAGATGGCAACCCAGACGAGGGTGATGGAAATGGCGACGACGAAGAAGATGGCAACCCAGACGACGGTGACGACGAAGAAGCCACTGAAGATCAAAATTCGGCTTCTTAAGACAGTCCCTTTGGCTGGCAAAATGCAGCCGCGCGGGAAGACCATGACCGTCAATACTGTCATCGCGCGTGGCCTTGTTGATGCCAAGAAAGCTCAGTTCGTCAAGAAACGCGAGTCGAGCAAGGCAGAGGAGGATCCCGATGTCACTGACTCAAACGATGGAAAGTGACCTCGCTGTGTTCTTAAATGCCGATGAATTTGGCACCAACTTCACCTATCAGCTTTCAACAGGTGGTGAAGTGTTCAACCTCGTTGGCATTTTCGATAACGCGTCGCTTCAGGTCGATGATCTTGGCCCGGTGCCGGTGAGCGTCGGGGATGCCACGATAACGTGCAAGGCGAGCGATTTACCCAATGGGTTCGGTGAAGACGATCTGGTGGTTCTAAACGCACAGAACTATCGTGTCGCTGCACCGATCGACATCGACGGACAAGGCGTGGCGCGTCTCGAATTGGAGCGCGATGGATGACCCACGTTCGGCAGCAGATCCGTGAAGCGTTTATTGCAAAACTGAGCGCAATCGCCATTCCAAACACCAAGGTGTTGAAGGCCCGCACGCACAAAATTGATCCAGTCGATGGGCCAATCATTCTGGTGTTTGCACCGTCTGAAAACTCTGATGTGTCCGCAATGGGTAAGACGCCGCCTCTTGATCGAGAGGTCAGCATCTCTCTTGAAGGGTATGTGAAAGGTGGAAACACCATTGAAGATGAGCTGGACGACATTGCTGAAGCCGTAGAACTGGTTTTTGGCGATGATCCAAAGCTTGCTGGTTTGGTGAAGTCGATCCGGCTTGTTTCTACAAATATGGACATTGGCGGTGGCACTGATCAGCGGGTCGCCAATATCCAGATGGTTTATAAGGTGCGCTACCGCACTCTGAGCCATCAACCCTCAAACTCAATTCAATAGGAGAAAACCAGATGTCAACGACAGATGGCAATGATGGTGTGGTGAAAGTTGGCAGCAACGCTGTCGCTGAGATCCAAAACTGGTCGCTTACAAAATCCGCCGATATCAAAGAAGATACAGCAATGGGCGACGAGTGGAAAACACGCAAGGCAGGTGGCATCAAAGACTGGAGTGCCGAGATTGAGGCATTCTGGGATGCTTCTGACGCCAACGGGCAAGAGGCCCTAACGTTGGGCAGCGAAATCACTGTGGGTCTTTATCCGGGTGGCGATGGATCCGGTGACACGGAGTATTCAGGCAATTGTATCGTGCAGTCGATCAACAGCAACGGCTCAAAAGACGGCATTGTGACACGTAGCTTTTCAGTTGTTGGCAATGGTCCTCTAACGCATGCGACGGTGGCATGATGAGCCTCATTGATCGGGCAAAGAAGCACTATACTGATCAGCTCAACAGCTGCATCGAAGTTCCAGAGTGGGGCGAGAAGGATAAGCCGTTGAAGGTTTATTACGATCCGCCAACCCTAAACGAGAGCTTCATGCTCAACGCGAAGTCCGAGAACAATTATCAGCTCATGTTGTGTCATCTCATTGCCCGAAAGGCGAAGGACGCAAATGGTGAGCGGTTGTTCGAAGATACCCACGCGATCGAGCTTTATCGTGGTGTTGATGAGCGTGTCGTGTCGTACATCGGCTTGGCCATGAAGAACCATGTTTCCGTCAAGGAACAGGTAAAAAACTAAAGGCCGATCCGCTTCGCCTGAACATGTACAGGCTGGCGGATCGGCTCCACAAAACCTTAGCTGAAATCGAAGAGATGACCGTTAATGAATATAACGGTTGGCTCGCCTATTTCCAAATTGAGCAAAAGAAGTAGCGATGATCAAAGATCTAATCTGGCGGATTAAGGGCAAGAATGATGCACGCCCAGCGGTCGCTGGGTTCACGCAAGATTTGGACAGAGCGGCGGGCAAGATTGCAATTGCTGATCGCAACATGGCTCAGTTTGCCGGGTCAATCATGTCGACAGCGAATTTGCTCAAAGGCGGGTTCTTTGTCGGGGCAATAACAGCGGGTGTCGCAGCGATCAATGTCGCCGCTCAGAGCGTTGCGGACCTTGCCGCTGAAGCTGAAACTGCGGGTGTGAGCTTTGAAGCTTTTCAGGAGCTTAAATTTGTAGCCGATCAAAAGCGTGTGGGGATCGATGCACTGACAGATGGGCTAAAGGAGCTCAACCTGCGTGCAGATGAATTCATCTTCACCAAAGCAGGGCCAGCTAAAGAAGCATTTGAACGGCTCGGTTACTCCACGAATGAGTTGGCTAAAAAGCTCAAAGAGCCAGACGCTCTACTTGGCGAGATCATCGGGCGCTTGGGCGAACTCGAAGTCGCCGCGCAGATCAGGATCGCTGACGAAATTTTTGGTGGCACTGCTGGCGAGCAGTTTGTGCGCTTAATCGATGAGGGTGAGCAAGGCATTTCAGACATGCGCGATCGCGCGCGTGAATTGGGACTTGTGCTTGACGATGAAGCGGCGGTCGCGGCCAAGGAAGTTGCCAAAGAATTCGATTTGTTGATGCAACGTTGGGACACATGGTGGAAAGGTGGTGCACTCAACGCGGTACAGGCAATCAAGGGATTGGTGCACAGCGATGAGTATACGCCAATGACCGAATATGAATATGCGAGGCGGTTTGGCGGTGGCACTGAGGCCTTGGGGAAGCGAAAGATCAAAGGAGCACTGTATACCGGAGATTTGGGGCAACCATTGGCAGATTTCTTCACTCCAAGCGAGGGCTATGATGGCTTTTATAGTTCGCGTCCGGAAATCGAAGAGTATTCATTTGACCAACTTGGTGTGTTTTCGAAAAGCGCCATCAACGGCCTGCCGCCGACCCGTCCAAAGGGGCTCGGCAACGGACGCGCGCCAAGTGGAGGTGGGCGTGACAAAGAGATTTCGCAGTATGAGAAAGTCATGCAAGCGCTCCAACATGAGGCGTCTCTCATTGGAAAAACCAAGCTTGAGCAAGAGATCCTAAACAACATCCGGCGCGCGGGCGTCGATGTGATGAGCGACGAGGCTGATCAGATCCGTGCGCAGATCACGGCCAATGACGCATTAACGCAATCCATTGAGGCTCAGGCGGCTGCACAAGAAGCTTTGCAACGCCAAATCGAAGGCATGACCAGCGTTGCCATGTCGCACTATGATGCGATGATTGATGGTACCGAAAGTTTCGGCGATGCAGTGCTTGGCACGATTGAAGACATTGCTAGAGCTTGGTTGCGTCAGCAGGCGCAGCAGGGCTTGAATGCCTTGTTTGGTGCTTTGATGGGTGGACTAACGGGCGGTGGCGGACTGCCATTTCCAATTGGCGCGCGGGCCAACGGTGGTCTGATACAGGCCAACCAACCCTACTTAGTGGGCGAACGGGGACCAGAGCTTATTGTGCCGGGCCAACAAGGCATTGTTGTTCCAAATGATCGGCTTCGATCAGGCAATACTTCGGGATCACTACATATGACGATCGATGTGTCTGGTGCGCGTGGAAACTCTGAAATTCTTGAGATGGTTGAAGCAGGCGTTTCGGCTGGTATTCGCCAATATGACAAGAAAATGGACAAGCGTGTTGCAGGGGCGATGCGACACAATCAAATTAATCGGGTGCGCTAGTGACTGAAACCGTTCAACTGCCAACTTCTCGGTTTGCTTCTTCAAGTTTTCGTTTGGTGCATGTGACCAATCAAAACCGTTTGCGTTCCGGCAAGGGCCTATCGGGCCAATATGCGCCGCAATACTGGCGAGCAGCAATGACCACTGATTTGCTCGATCGCACAGCACAAGGCGAATGGCAGGCGTTTTTTGACAAAGTCGAGGGTGGTTTGTACCCGATATTGTTGCACGACCCGGCGCGTCAGTTCCCAATTGGCTATGAAAACTTTGATGGTCTCAATGTGGCTGGCGGTGGCGCATTTGATGGTTCTGGTCAGTTAAAGACGATCACTGACTTGCAGAATATTGTTGTTGAGCAGCTCCCCGCTTTGTTCTCTTTGGCTGCAGGGGACTATTTGTCTGTTGATACCGGTGTTCGCAAGAGTTTGCATCGCGTTCAGGTCACGGCCCTTGGAAGTGCGGGTGGTGAAGTTTCAATTGAGATCCGGCCAGCCATAAGTCTGCAGGTGAATGTTGGCAACAGCGTAAGTTTTCACAAAGCTGCGGGTGAGTTTGTTGTTGAGCCAGTTTCGGTCAAGGGTCTTGAGAGCGGCATATACGAAAGCCGGTTGACGTTCTCTGCGACATCGAGGGTGAGCTGATGGCAAAATCTCTATCGGTTGCTTTCCAAAATGCGCTGACTGGCAATGCGCGGTATCAGGTGGCGCTTTACACGTTCGAACTTGGTTCTGGCACTTATGGGTTTTGGACCCATGAGGGCGAAAAGCCTTACAATGGCGTGACCTATCGTGCCGGTGGCAGTTTGATCGAAGTGGGCGAGATCCGAGAAGCCCTTGACGGATCTGTTGGTCAGCTTGAATTGAAGATGAGCGCCTTGCCTGAAAAGGGGCTGACTGATGATGTGTTAGTGCGGTTCTATGAAGAGGATTGGCATCTCAAGCCGGTCACGGTTCAGCTTGGGCTGATGGATCCAGCAACGGCAGAAATTATCGAGGTGCAAACATTCTTTCGGGGTCGAATTGAAGAAGCGCCGTTTGATGAGGTGCCAGGAGCGGTGTTGTCGCTCAAATGCGCTTCGACTTCGATCGACTTATCTATTCCGGGCGGACTGATCCGCAATGGTGGCACGCAAAAGCTGTTTGATCCGACTGATACCTCGATGGATGAAATTGGCAACCTAAATGGCCAGATCCACAAGGATGTGAATTGGGGGCAGGCGTGAACTTCAAATGGGGCACTGCTGATTGTGGTCATCACATGGCCAAGTCGGTGCGGCAAAGACACGGTCCAGACCATCCGATATTGGAATATCTGAACCAATACAAAGATCGGCGCAGTGCGTTACGCTTGATACGAAATGAAGGCGGGATAGCGAATTTGCTGTCCCGCTTTTTTAATGAGATATCGCCTTTGTCGGCCAAGGATGGTGACATTGGCGTTGTGATGCGCAACGGCATTGAAGCGGGTTGCGTGGTGATAAATGGCAAGGCGGTGGGCATCAATGAAGATGGCTACTACCACTTGCCTATAACAGCACTTTCAAGGGTGTTTTCAGTTTAGATGATTATTCGCATTTTGGTGGCGCTGAGCTTTGGTTTGCTGATGACCGAGGCCGCTACAGCTGCGCCTTTGGTTACAGCGATGTTTGGTGCAGGATTTGCGGCCACCTTGCCCGGCGCTTTACTGAGCTTTGGCCTGTCGCTGGCTGGCAGCTACGCGATGAACTATCTGTTTGGCAGTCGCGGAAGTGCTGCCAATGACAATCGAGATCCAGCACAAACCACCTATGGGGAGCGCCAAGCGTTTCAAGGAGTGATTGGCCGCGCGGTGTTGGGTGGCCATAAGGTGCATTATAACGAATATGATGATGCCAAGTTTGCGCAGCATGTTTTCGTTTTGGCGGACCATATGTGCGACGGGCTTGAAAGCATTTATGTGGATGGGCGTCAGCGCGATCTTTTGCCGGTCGCCGGGCCATACCTCAATAACGAGCAGGCACGGTATCAGGTGGCCGAATATGGCGCACTAATCGATATTCGCTTTCATGATGGCCGACCCGGCCAATTGGCAGACACTGAGTTGGTGAACCGCACGCCGGGTTGGGACAGTTCCAAGAAGTTCACTGGCCAGTGCTACGTGGTGGTGACGCTGCAAAGCGACAAAGAAAAGTTTAATGGCGAGCCATCGTTTAAGTTCGTGTTGCGTGGCGCAAAGCTTTACGATCCGCGCAAGGACAGCACCGTGGGTGGAGCTGGCGCGCTTCGGTTTGATGATCCAATGACATGGCAATATGGCACCAACCCAGCGGTTGCGGCCAATCATTTTGCGCGCGGGTTTCGATTGAATGGTTTGCGTCGGCTAGGTGCAGACCTAACAACGGCTGATTTGGACTTTAGTGGGTTGATCACTGCGATGAACATTTGTGATGAGCAAGTCCAGCGACCAGACAGTTCTTGGCGCAATCGTTATGAAGGCCATTTGGTTTGGAGTGACGAAGATGACCCATATGCGGTAATTGATCGATTGTGCGACACCATGGGTGGCGTACGCGGCGAACTGCAGGGTCGAGTGACGGTGTTTGCTGGTAAGGCCAAAGTGCCGGTGCTGACCATCACAGACGGGGATTTGCCGGACGACGCGCCGGTGAAGTTTTCGCCTAAGCGGTCGGGCGCGTTTTTGTATTCTGGGGTGCAGGGCACTTACACCCATTCGACTGAGTTCACCGCCAAAGCTTATGCGGCCTTGGAACCAGCGAGCTTTGTTGCAGAAGATGGCCGGTCACGGTTGCAGCGTGTTGATCTTCCAGCGGTGCAGGATGCACACCAAGCCTATTTGCTGGTCAAACAGCAATTGTTTCGCTCGCGTTTGCAAGCAACTGCGCAGATCACATTGGATATCAAGGATCTGCAGCTTGAAGTTGGCGATTGGATAGTTTGGGAAAGCGAACATCCTTTGCGCGGGACAAAACCGTACGAAATCACCGCAAGTGAAATTGATTGGGATGCGGCGCGCATTATGCTGGATCTGCAAGAAGTCAGCGCAGATGCATTTGCTGACGATGCGACTGCCGAACAAGTAGCAGAACCGGCGCGTGATCGACCGTTCTATGGCTACCAAAAAGATGTGTTTGGCTTTGGGGTGGAAGCGGTGGCGCTGAGTGGTTCGGGTGGCGAAAACCTGCCTGCGCTAAAGTTTACTTACAATCCGATTACTGACCCTGCCATTCGAGGACTTAAAGTTGAATATCGTATTCAGGGTGATCCAAATCCAACGCTTTTCAAAGCGACTGACACAAGCGCAGGTGATGGTGAGTTCTACTCCAGTGATGGGGTGATGCCGGGGCTGACCTATGAAGCGCGTGCGATTTTGGATGCGGTGCCGGGGCGCGAAGCCAACTGGACCAATTGGGTGCCGATTGCAGTGCCAACCGGTCCAATGCAAGTGCTGTCGCCTGAAAGCATTGATTTTGGCCATTTGGCAAAGGATTTGAGCAACACGGTTGGGGTGCTGAATGCAACCGGTGCTGGCTCGCTGCAAGCAACGCTTGATTATATCATCAATGAGCTTGAGCGCTTCGCATCAGAAGTGACGGGCGAACATGTTCACGCCCATGTCCAGCGGCAATTGTTGCAAGCAAAGGTTGGTACGGCGTTAAGCCAAATACTGACAGAAAGCACACTACGGGCAGATGGTGACGCCGCGTTGGCCGATTTGCTGACCGTTGTTTCTTCTCAAGTGGACGATGTGACTGCCGCGATATTGCTGGAACAAACAGCGCGGGCAAATGCAGATGGGGCGCTTGCCACTTCGCTGAATGATACTATTGCCGCCATGGGCGATAGCTTTGCACAAGGCTTGTTCAAGATTGATGCGGTGGCAACGGCTGGCGGTGCTGAAGCCACCATGAAAATGATGGTGCGAGCGGCAAGCAATGATGGTTGGATTGAAAGCGGTATTTTGCTGGTCGCCAAAGATGATGGCACCAGCCAGATCGCATTGGTTGCGGAAGAAACGGTGATTGTGAACAGCAATGGGGAATTGTTGGGTCTGTTTGGGAGTGATGGTTTGATAAATTCAGCGTTCATTCCCAATCTGACGGTGAATGAGTTATCGGCAATCTCTGCCAACATGGGGACGGTCACAGCGGGCAAGATACAGTCTGCAGACGGTAAGCTGGTGATCGATTTGGACAACAACAAGCTTACATTGTCAGATTAATGGTAGATCAAGTTTTATTTGGGCCGCTGCCGGGTGGCGGACATGGCTTGCGCATTGCACGACCGGGCTATGATGTGATGAGTGCGAACTTACCAGCAAAATACTTGGCATTTGATAGCCGTGTATATGACGCTGGAAACCTGATCGATTTTGGCCACCTCGCAGGCGGTCAGTCCGTCAGTTTAACGGGCTATAGCGATATGCCATTTTTCTTATTTGTTCAAAAAGTGAACTATGGGCAATGGGCCGGTTCAGACCGGTATATGACGACCAATTATGCGATTGATCTAGGCTCGACATTTGCGCTTGATGCGTCTCATGCCGGCGGATTTTATGTGATGTGGAGGCCCTAATGGTAGCTCGTGTAAGATTGGGTCGCCGCGCTGGCAACGAATTGGGACTGTTTGTCTCTAAGGCTGGTTATGATGTCGATAGCGCATTGCCGCAAAATCTGATGTTGTCCATTCATGCGCAAACGCTGCAAATCGTGCAAAGTGGCGTTGTATCCGTTTCGATTTCCGAGCAGGCGCTAGTCTTGCCGGATATGGGGTTCAAGCCATTCGTAATCCTGAACTGTGCACGGTATCAGGTGGGGTTACGCTACGCCTCAAACACGCTCGGCTACTATCGCCGATTTGTTGATCGAGGCTCTTCCTATGATCCAAATCTATATTACCAAGTCACCAATTTGCCGTGGGGGTGAGTGATGGCAAGGCTGCTGCTAACCTCGCAAAAACTGATCTTGTCAAAGCCCGGATTTGATGCGCATACGGCCAACTATGGTCAGCAATTGTTCAATTCGGACTTCTCGCAATTGATGGAATATGGCCGCTTTAGCCACAATAGTCCTTCAGGTTGGATCAAGGACAATCTTGGTGGTGCTGGTGGTCGAAACTGGTGGTTCCAGAACTACGACATTGCCTATCCAAAGACTTTCGCTGGTGTGCCGCTGGTCTATATTTTGGCGACGTTTAATGGTGGCGAAACGACCTATTGGTCTGGCCGGACGTTCGCCAATAGCGGGCTTGGCATTTTTTACTATCAAAATGGGCAATTTGGCCCGAACTACACAGAGGCTGTGTCGCTGAGCGTCGTGCCGCACAATAATCGGTTGGCCATCTCGGCGCACACGCAAGAATATGGCAGTGCTACTGGCTTTAGCTTGAAATATCGACTTCTCGAACAGACCCAATAGGCAATTTAAACATGGCAGAGATTTACAATGCTGGCACCGTTGCTGTGGTGCAGGGCAGCAAGACACTTGTATTAACGGGCGGGGCATGGACCAATCTCGTTGTCCGTGAAGGCGATGCGATCATTGTGGCCGGTGATCATATGGCTTTTGTGGAGCAGGTCACCGACACCTCACATATTGAAATGTCGATTGCCTATACCGGCGCTGATGCTAGTGGACAAAGCTATTCCATTCTTCACGGCTCCTACGAATGGGGATTGCACCGGACAATGAATGAGCTAGTTGCTCAGTACATTCAAGGGTTAGAAAACCCTGTTCGGGTGGATGTTGGTAATGGCGTTCCTGACGATGCTAACGGCACCGACAACGGTCTCTATATCAACGCCGACAATGGTGATCTCTACCTCAAAGAAACGGGCGTTTGGACATTTAAGCTGAGCATGCGGGGTCCGCAGGGGGTGAAGGGAGACAAGGGCGACAAAGGCGATCAAGGTGATCCGGGCACTGACGGAGCCAACGGTGTGGATGGTATAAACGGTGCGGATGGTGCAAATGGTCTAAATGGCATTTTGTCTGGCTTGCAGTTCATCAAAAGCGCCGACTATGCCGTTGTGGTTGGCAACAAAGGCGATACACTGATTGCTGACAAGGCGGTACCTATTGAGTTTGGTTTTGACCCAGCTGCAACCCTTGGTTCTGACTTTTTAGTTGTGGTCAAGAATGAGGGGGAAGGTTTGCTTTCCCTGTTGCCTGCCGGCACTGAGACGATTGATGGTGAGCCTGTCCGGGTGTTGGGGCAGGGTGACAGTTTGTTGGTCTATTCTACCGGGACTAATCTGCGCACAGCGCTCGCCGGTGGTGGTGGGGGCGAAACGCCCTCTCAGAAAAACTTCATTGATAACGGGAACTTCGACCATTGGCGTTGGGGCGTTAGTTCAAATGTTGATGGTGAGTTCTGTGCCGATCGTCACAGACATTTTTTTGGAGCTGGCGGAGCTGGAACAGTCAGTCGCCAGCGGCATGTTGTTGGGCAGACCGATGTGCCCGGTGAACCCGAATACTTATGTCGCCACGACAGAACGACGCCAGCCACTGCCGCAAATGATGTGTGGGTGCAAAAAATTCGGGGCGTTCGTAAACTTGCTGGGCAAGAGGTAACGCTTACCTATTTTATCTACTCAACCGTGACAAAAGACTTCTACTTTGATGTTCAGCAACGCTTTGGAATAGGTGGCGCTCCAAGTGGTGCGGTGGTGGCGCATGGTGAAACCGTGACGCTGACGGGTGGTGTTTGGAACAAGGTGCAATTCAAATTTGCAATGCCCTCGATATCGGGCAAGGTGATTGGCGATGCGAACGATCATTTGATGTTGCGGATCCATGAAGGTGCTGCATTTTCAGCCTTCACATTGGACTTGTCACATTTTTCCTTATGCAGCGGTGATCTCACCGGGGTTCAAGACCCTTCGGGGCCGGTGGACAAGGACGCCGACTTGCTGCGATGTATGGCCTATCATTGGCGCATAAACGGTGATGATGGTGCGTCGACGGTCTATTTTGCCATGGGCAATATGTATAGTGCGACATCCTTAAACTTCGTCATGCCCATGCCGGTGCCAATGCATGCCGAACCCAACCTGATAATGAGTGATCAAACCCACTTCCAATCGGTCGATAACGGCACGGTTCGCAACCTAACTGCGATTTCGAAAACAAATGGCAATCCCTACATTGTTGGCCTTGCCGGTTCTGGCGCGGGTTTTGTGACCGGTCAGGCAACTACTTTGCGGTTTGATGGAAATCCGGGTGTCTATATCGGTTTTGAAGCGGAGCTATGGTGATGAAAATACTAAGCGCAAAATATACTGACGCGGATCAAACTTATGTTGAGGTTGAAACGCCAAGCGGTCCCCGCGTTGTGAATGCTGACCCTCTCAACAGTGCATTCGGAATTGTGTTGGATTGGGTTCGGGATGGAAATCAGATTGAAGAATGTTTGCCACGCGATGTTTCTGTTGGCGAAGTGAAGGTGGAGAGACAGCGCCGCATCAGTTTGATCGCCGATCCTGACAAGCAAGCTTACTTCCAGCGATTGATGATTTCTTGGTTGGAACAAGGAAAAGAGACGTGGACGCCAGAGCAGATTGCGCAGGTTGCGGCCATACGTGCAGGCAATCAAGCGATTGATGTTATTGTTGCCAAGGCAAGTTCGCTCGAAGCTATGGAGCCGATTCCAACTGATTACACAGATGACAAATGGTGGAGTTAGTTTCTGACGGGTGCACCGGCTTCTGGTTTTTGGAGCTGATCTTTCCCATTCGCCAATGCTGTGCGTTTCACGATAATGGCGGTTCTGACGCCATTTTGATGTGGTGCATTTTAGAAAACACGCCACCAATCGTGTGGCCGTTGGTGCCCATATGCATCTTGCTGATGATGTCGGGTCGACCGATTTATCATCGCTTCAAACCGCAAGTGACCGCTTTTTATGAGCGGTTCATCCGACCGAATTTGAGGCGCTAGTTAGGTTTGGTGTTGTTTGCGATGATGGTGATCAGACCAATTATCACACCGGCAGTAAGCATTAACATGCCCTGATTGATCGCGTCGCCAGTTGTTACTGAACCAAGATATCTCTTGGCAGCTGCAAGGCGAGCTTCACCTTGGAACGAAAATGCAATGTACAAACCAGCTGCCGTCATGAATAGGCCTAAAACAACCATCGCCCACGAAAGAATTCTACCAAGAAATATCATAATCAATATGTACCCAATGCTATTCTAACCGCAGAATAGGTTTGCAGAGCAGTTTGTCAACGCCGCCGCTGACGCGGCTTTTTTATTACCCAAAATCTGAACATTGGAGAACTGACATGAGAATGTCCGATAAGGGGCGCGCTTATTCGCGCGGCCATGAAGGCACCGTGCTGACTTGTTACCTTGATCCCGTTGGTGTGCCCACCATTGGCACCGGCGCGACCCTAGCCAGCCCAGTGGCGCGTGATTTCTTTAAGGGCGTGTTGATCCCCGGCAAGACCAAAATCAGCGCGCGTGAGGCAGATAAGTTGTTTGATGCAATGCTTGAACATGACTACGAGCCGTTTGTGGTTGATGGCATGCCTGGTGCAAATCAACATGAGTTCGATGCTGGCACAGACAATGTCTACAATATGGGACCGGCCACATTTGGTTGGGTGTGGGCCAAGTTGTGGCGCGCGGGCAAAAAGCGCGAAGCGGCTGACTATCTGGCGCGCAATTATCACAAAGCCAAAGGCAAAGTGTTGGCCGGTCTAGTGCGCCGCCGCAAAGAAACCGCACGGATATTGCTTGAAGGCATCTATCCAAGCGATCATGTGGGTGAGGGCGTGCAACGCAAAGTGCGGGCGAAGCCATCAACCAAGCCTGATCCGGTGGTGAAAGAAGCGCAAGAGCTGCTCACCTCGCGTGGATTCAATCCCGGCGCCATTGATGGGTGGATGGGCAAAAAGACCAAAGCGGCATTGCTTGCCTATCAGCAAGCGCATCCGCATTTGGTGAATGATAGCATTCTTGGGCCAGCCACATTGGCGCAATTGCGCCGCGATGCACAAATGGCGGGGCAAGTGGCCAAAGATGCTGTGACCAAAGGCGGTGGCGGATCGATCTTTGCTGGAGGACTTGCGTTCGTTTCTGGTTTGCCATGGGGCTGGATTGTTGCCGCTGTGATCATTGGCGTGATTGTGTGGGGCTTGTGGCGCTATCGCGATGTGCTGACCCGTCGCCTAAACTCAATCAACAAAACAACGGTGGAAGTGTGATGCAGTTCTTCAAACTGATTGGTGCATTCTTCACCAGCTTGTTGGGAACCGGCTTGGGCAAAGACTTGATTGGTGGGTTGAACCAAGCTTATCGCGACAAGCTGAACGCAACGACCGAAAGCGAGCGTATTGTCGCTGATAAGCAAATCGCCTTTTTTGAGCAATTGGTGATTTCTTATCAGTCGGCCAATGTTGAAGGGACCAACCGGCAAAAGGTCAAAATGAATTATTGGGTGTTTTGGTTGATCCTTGGCTTGGCGTTTCTGCCCGGCCTTAGCACGTGGCTGTTGCTGATGGTCTACAATGTGCTGTGGCACCAACAAGGGATTTGGCCGCAACATTGGAACATTGCGGCATTCCCGCCGCCATATGACCGCTATGTCGACATGTCGATGGAATGGCTATTTGACCCGGTCAAGTTCGCCACCACCACCGGCACCGCTGTTCTTGGCGGCTGGGTGACCGGCAAACGCACATAATTGATGGCGCGGTGTTCTGCCGCGCCTTTTCTCATACTCGAAATTGATAAGGCTGTTTTATGACCGGGGCAGTGACGTGGGAAGTGTTGATATTCATATTGTCGCTAGTGGGTGGCGCAATTGGGGTTTCAACTTGGTTGATCAAACAAATTGCCGGCGTGCGCGTTGCGGCAACTAAACAAATCGCTGAGTTTGAAGACAAATCGAGTGGCGAAATCTCCAAGCTTCATGACGATATCGCCGCGCACAAGCTCTATGCCGCCAACCATTACGCGACACGCGAAGGGGTCAACAAAGAACTTGACCGCATGTCGCTTAAACTGGACCGGATCGACAGTAAGATCGACCGGGTGTTGGAGAAGTAGTGCGAAAGTCCGGAAATGG